TGACTTTGGGAATTGTTTGCGTAGCTTCCTCCAGCTTGTGGTGGCGGTGGCCCTTTCTTTGGCATCATAAGTGGTAGCATTGCAGGTGCCATAGATTTAGCGAAACCAGTCACGCCCCCACTAGCAGGTACAGCAGCAGCAGTAGCGGCCGGTATAGTAGCAGCAGCCGGTACAACAGCAGCAGCCGGTACAGCAGCAGCCGGTGCGGCAGCAGCCAAAGGTGCAGTAGTAGCAGCGCCTGCGCCTCCCATAGCCCCTATAGCAGGACCTAGTAGTCCAGCTCCGAGGCCCATAAGGGCTCCCTTTTTTCGATCTTTCTTGTTAGCTAGAGCTCCTACTGCAGCTCCACCTAATGCCATAGCTAGTAATGGTAATGCCATGATTATTTACCTCCTTGTTTAGCGGTAGTAATACTTCCGAAGTCAATACCGCCAAGCATACTTGAGGCATCTCTAAGTGATTGACGAGAAGCGTCTTGTCCGAACTCCCATCTCTCTCTATCTGCATCGATATCAGCTTGACTATAGCCTTCATAGCCTGCACCAACGTCTTGTAGGTTAGCTCCAGCAGCACCAGTAGCGTCCTGAAGATTCCCTAGCTGGGCTAACATGTTCATTTGGTTCTGTTGGTTTTGACCCATGATACCCTGAAGAGCCTGTGAACGTGCGTTCATGACATCAGTGTTGAAGTCTCTAGTTGCACTAGCTTCTTGTATCATTGCACGATCACCACCAAAGGCTCCAGCCTTGACCGCATTCGACGACATCCCCTGAAGGGTTTGCTCTTTGAACTGTCGGGCCATAGGGTCTGTAATAGCGTCTAGGTACTCACTAGTACGTGGGTCATTCATCGGATCGTATGCCATAGCATCTTGGAATCTAGCTGAGGCTGTGTCTGACAAAGCACCCATGCCTTGTGAGGCTTGGCCTTGCTGCCATAGACCTTCGTTAGTATACCCTGACATCCCAGCTGTGGTGTCACCACCGTAGAACTGCTGGGGCCCTAGGGCTTCCATCTGGTCAGCATAACCCATTTGTTTTCTTAGCAACGCTTCTTGTGCAGCTGAAGGTGCTGTAGTAGTTGTACTCGTAGATCCACCACCCTTGCACTGAAGCATGAAGTCACCAACGATACATCCTATTTCGGAATCATATTGATTCTCTATGTTAGATCTTTTACCTTTAAGCATTTATAGCTCCTTTATTTGTCTGTTGGTTTCTTGAGAGACTTACCTAATATGGTATATCTATCAGAGTATCCGTGTTCTTTAAGGGCCTTAAGCCAACCCCTCCGTCCGAAGATCTGCATATCGTCACAGTCATTTGCAATTGCCCAATCTTCGATCTCTTTAACTTCGCCTAGTGCGTTCATTACACCACTAGCCTTCTCGCCACCGAGGTAGCAGATCTCACAGGTCCTCTTACCGCTTGGGTAATCTATGACTTGGGTTACAACAGTAGCTACGAACTCAGTTTCCAGAGTCCCTAACCATATCTGTTTGTTACCAGCTATGAGATCTTCTATAACGTTGGTTAATATCCTTTCTCCGTGACCAAACTCTAAGGCCGACTCTATGTGAGCTAAAGCGACATTTGGTATTTTATTGAAATGCTCTTGTGTCCACATGCAAAGCATAGAGTCCTCCTTATTTAAGTTTAATTACGTAAGCCTTACAGACTAGCTGAGGCTGTTATTTGTGTTTCTACATCAAAGTCAAGTAGGTTTACAGAACCCAGACCCATAGTGTATTCTGTTGAGCCTGATCCGGTATCACCGTCAACAAAGGCTACATCTAAGGACCCAAAGACTACATACGGTTCACCAGCTGCCGGAACTCCATCGATCCAGATGCCATCTATTATCCATGTCTTGATAACCGTACCAGCCCTCTTGAGTGTGATAGTGATAGGGAAAGGGGTTGTAGCTGAGTAGTCATTCTGTGATGCGTTCTTAGATAAAGAATAACTCAATGTGCAGTTAACTGTCCCGTTAGCAACCCTTGTAACTGTTGCGCTAGGCTCTGTTGCACCTGTAGCTGTACCAACAACTATTGGACCCTGAGTTCCCGGAGCTCCCTTAACTTTAAGGAATCCGTTAACAACCTCTAGGTATTGACCATCGAACTGGATACGATCTGCACTCATAGTTCCTGCGTCAATAGAGTCAGCGGTTAGCTTAACCCCTGTACCAAGACTGACAACACCACCAGAGTACGTGAATGCATCTAAGCCAGCCTGCCCAGCACCAGCAGCAGGATCAATAATCTTGAATACATCTGCAAGGATCTTGAATGTACCTGTAGTTCCATCGTTGTTCTGAGAGAATCCAGTTATATAGTCATTAACATCTAGTGTTACACCGTATCTTGCTTCCAATGCAGGTATGGCTGTGTCTTGGACAAGAACCCAGTTAGATAGGTTCCAACGATAGAGCTTATTACCATCATTTGTGTCTACCCATAAGTCACCAGAGCCTTCAGCTGTAGGGGGTTCATTTTGGTAGAATGTGGCTACCTTACCGTCAGCTGTAGATTGTGCGCCAGCTGCATCTAAGATAGCTTGAGCTATATCTGAGTCAGCTGATAGTTCCCAAGCAGACCCACTCCAGCGATAGATAGTATTACCATCATTTGTGTCGAACCACAAGTCACCTACGCCTGAAGCAGCAGGGGCTGTAGACGTAAAGAAAGTCTCTATCTTACCGTCAGCAGCAGCCTGAGCTGCAGCGGCATCAGCGATAGCGCTAGAAATACCAATGTCCCTTACATCAACCCAAGTAGAACCATTCCACCTATATAACTTATTACCATCATCTATATCAATCCAAAAGTCACCTATGCCTTCAGCTGTAGGAGCTGTAGCTGTGTAAAATGAAGTAACCTTACCGTCAGCTGTAGCTTGTGCAGTGGATGCATCTAAGATAGCTAAAGCTATATCTGAGTCAGCTGAAAGGGTCCAAACACCAGATTGATACGTGTAGATAGTATTACCATCATCAGTATCAAACCAAATGTCACCTTCACCTGCAACTGTAGGGGCTGTAGTTTGATAGAATGAATCGATCTTACCGTCAGCTGTAGCTTGTGAGGCTGCTGCGGCAGCTATTGCACCATCTACATCTATCTGTAGTAGAGAGTCAGCAGCTGCAGAAGCCGTAGCTTCGATTACTATCTGAGCAGTGTTACCATCAGCGGTAGCTGTTACAGCCGTTATATCTGAAGCTAAAGCACCAATAGCTGTAGCCCTAGCGGTTGACTCGGCTTGGACAGCTGCACTTATATCAGCAGGAACTAGTGATTGAAACGCCCAGAAGAGTGTGTCAGTCGGTAGGTTACCTAAGGATATAGAAGTACAACGATATAGTATAGTTGAGTAAATAGCTTCCTCACCTACTTGGTATGTCCTAGTGTTATCGTATGTGTCAGCAACTGTAACACCAAATCTAGCAGCTGTGAGTTCGAACCTCTCAGCATAAGAAGCGTCGTTAGTCACTATCAAGCTGTTATTGGTTATGATATCAGCAGCGTTTACAGCAATTGCATCAGCATCAGTAGTGTCGTTCTCTAATGTAGATACCCTACCAGATATTGCAGTAGATGTCTGAGCTAGAGCCAGATCAGCTGAAGCCCTTGCAGTTGACTCAGCGAGCACCGCAGCTGTAACATTAGCATCAACAGTGTCCACCCTGTCCCAGTAAAGTGTGTTAGGTGGTACCTGATTACTGTGAGTTACCTTACATCTATATACGAAGCCGCCATAGACAACATCATCTCCAGTCCCTACAGTGTTACCGTTAACGACAGCAGTGGAGCCTGTGTAGGTTACGTTAGCATCCCAGTTGTCTGAAACTGCAGCACCGAATAAGGCACGTTGGGTATCTGAGATTAAAGTTATTGACTCGTCAGCAGTAGTCCTAGCTAAGGCCTCTTGTACAATGTTAGATGCGTTATCATCAACTGTGGCTGACAGTGTGGTTATGGTAGCAGCAGTAGCGCTGTCGGCATTAGATAGGGCTATTAGCTCAACATTTACAGCAGCAACGTTTTCATCGAATTCAGTGTTTAGGTTAGTTAAAAGCTGAGCAAGAGCTTCGTCATCAGTTATCCTAACCAAAGCTTCCTGAGTTATAGCTGCTGAGTTTCCATCTATATCTAACCTAAGGTCAATTGTAGTATCTCTGAGTTGATAGACCTCAGCTGCCTTAATGTCTACCTTGTTGATCTCTCTTGTGATAGACTTAGCATCATATTTTGTTGGTAACATTATCTAAATCCTCTTATTCTACCTTTAATAACAATGTTAGAAATCTCCCAAGAGTCCGTAGGGTCACTGGAAGTCAACCTCAAGTAAAGGTATCGACCAGAGGTCCTTACATTCTTCTCGCTAAAGCTATCGTCAATATAGAAGGAATCGCTAGTGTTGAATGTTGGCTCATCATTGATACCCTCGGACCAACCCAGCTCTATCTTAGGGCTTCCTAATCCGATCTTCCCTACACGTATACTTGTGATCTCCTTAATTGAATAAGGGTCCTCAAGGTCGTGGGCTTTAGTCATAGCTACTGTAGTGTGAGCAGAGTTACCTCCGTCCTCATAGTACAGATCACCAATAGAGTCAGCTGTCATTGCATGACTGAATACTCCAGCTTCTAAGAAGGCTGAAACGTTCTGTGTTCTTTTACTAAATGTGTTATTAGAGTAGTTGTACGTGATCTCAATATTAGGTTGATTAGAACCGAACGGAATTGACCAGACAACTTCTGTGTTCTTTTTATTATGATAAGCACATACCTGAGCATACTCGCCTTCTGAAATGCTCTCAGAGATAAGCTTGTTAATACCCTCAGTATCTCCTAGCCGCTCAACAGTGTTCCCGTCTGTCATGAATAGCCCTCTACGAGAAAGCCCGTAGTTAAGTCTATCAACAGATACAACTGAGTTAGCAGATACAGCACCAACACCAGAAGTCATAGCGGTCTCATATCCAAAGTAGTAAGGTGAACCAAGGTAGTTTAGCAGGAACATCTCGCTTTCAGTGTAGATAGCGGTCCCTTCACCTAGGGGTACGATACATCGCAGGGGCCCTGAGGCTTCACGTAACGTTAAGCTACCAGCGGAGTTATCAGCTGCGGCAACCCAAGTGTCTGGGTCATCTGCGGAGCACCAAGCCACATCATGTGGATGTTCAGTGCCTTCTTTATCATAGTTTATGGCTAGTAGGTGTGGTCCAGATTTGTGAACTGCACTCACCCTAGTAAATGGGCAATCTGGCATAGTTCCTGCCAGTATTAGTCCAGTACCAGTACCTGAAGTGGTAGCTTGGGTCAAGGTGGTAGGTGCTGAGAAAGAAGAACCGTAATTTGTAATCTTAAATCGGGTAACTATACCTGCAGTAACCTCTGTAGCTTCGCCTGCGAAGTCTATACCAGATCCACCAGTAAAGGTGAAGGTATCTCCGAGTACGTGACCTGTACCGCCATCAGTTATTGAGGCACCAGATAGTTTGTTTACGATAAGCTCATTAAAAGTCTCATTCCCCTTCTTGATTACTAGAGGTCCGATGCTGTTAGCACCTAGCACCCAAGTACCGAAGTTAGAGAAGGACCAAGATGT